TTCAATATGGTCAGCTACTTGTTTCATAAACTCGGCATTGTTCTCGGCAGTGATACGTACCATTTCACTAACTGCTTTTACATCTTCTGTCATTTAAATCTCCAATAAAATATTTGGGTTCCAGCCACTATCTTCACTGTAGCCGTCACTTTCGTAACCGCGGGGATTACATACTACTCTAGTGCTACCTATCATGTAGTCAAAAGGATGATGAGTATGCCCGTGTGTCCATAGAACAATTTGAGGATGGTCTAAAATAAACGCACTCAATTCACTACTATATCCACCGTTCATTAGTGTTTGATCTTTGTAGATTTCGTGAACACTTTGGAAACTAGGACTGTGATGTCCAACTACAACACATTTCTTATCTTTATTTTGATCAAGGATAAGTTTAATATATTGTAAAGTCTTGTCATGTCTATGAGCAACATCTAACGCACTCATAGGCGCATAGCTTCTGTAATCATTACGGATGATACGAAAGTCGTTCATCATACCTTCGATAGCATGCATAGTTAATGGATCACGCTTGTTCATGTTAGTCCACAATGTTCCGCCAACAAATGTAACATCGTCGATAATCTTAGTATCCTGTTCTAACAAATAGATGTTAGGATACTTAGCGCACTCGTCACGCATATAGTCAATACCCGCATAGAACTTGCCATTGTAAAATTCGTGATTACCCATTACGTAAACTACATGTGGGAACTGAAAACTCACACGCTTCAAGAAGTCACGAAACCGTTGAGCACGTTCTTGTCTACGACCCAACCCAGTGCCGTTAGCAATAGCCTGTTGATCGCTAGTATTATTAGGCGCGGGATGGTCGTGGAGATCCTGGGCAATCATAATATCGCCACCTAGGATCAGTACATCGTAATTCTGATCATTTTGAATGTTAATGTCACTGAACTCTAAATGGAGATCAGAGACTAGTTTGATTCTCATCTTCTTCCTCTATAGGAAATTTTGGTAAATGATTCTGAGCAAGCCAATCTTGCGCATCTTCTTTAGTATACTGGCCTTTTTCTACTTTGTCAATAAATTCACGCAACATTTTATTCATCCAATCATTGAATGTCATATTTTCTGCGTGAGCTTGTTTGAAGGCAAACATCAATAAATCATCTGGCAAGTCCAACGGAATACTTACGTCTGTGTCATACTCACGGCCCTCTTTGATTGCTAGAGCTTTTGAGATAAAATCATCATCGACTTCCAAATCTACATAGTTGACATCGTCCCAAGCCTCGTTAAAACTAGTACCAAGTCTTTCAGCTTCTTTACGATGCTTATCCTGTTTGTTTTCAGCAATCATACGATAAGCACGATTACGAGTATAGTCACACACTGTTACTTCATAAACCTTTTGCGTCTTAGTACTGAATACAATATTAAAACTCCACCCACCTTTGTCGTGAAGTCCGTTCCAGCTACTTAATTGATATGCGTTTGGGCCGTAACATTGCCAACCAAACTCGCCACCTTCGGTGATCTTATAGTCAACCAGTTCCATCCATTCTTTCATTGTAATCATTTGAATTCCTTAGTATCAATTAAAATTACTATACCGACTAGCAACCATAGAATACCATTAGTATATTCTTCAAATGCTATACTAGTAAGTCCATCTAATAAATTTAGACCCCCTACAGTATAACCAATGATTTTTCTATTACGACCAAACCATTCTAAAAATGTTTTCATTGTTCAAATCCTTCTTTAAGTAAACGTTTTTCTTCACATGAATTACAAATAGAACGCATCCATCCGCCGTCATTTTGTACTTCACTTGGATTACCGCACGATTCACAAGTAACACCGCTTAGACTTTCTGCTAGGCTAACCATACCACGGATATAGTCATCGCCACCTTGGTAATAAAACCGTAGTGTACCAAACTTTTCTTTAACTTGATCCAAAGTTACTTGTGGAATTTCTTCTGGAACTGGTTGCAAAGGAGTAGTCATATATTCTTGAGCACGCTCTTTGATAAAGTCTGCACTCAGCCCTCGATCTCCGTATTGTGCCGCCATCAAGTCGGCAAACAATTCGGCATTGCCTGATTGTCCTGCTTCTCGGATTTTGTTGAATTTGATTACAACTTCACGCTGACGTTCACGCCAATCAATATGATTTTGTATATTTCCCATAAGTTGATTCAAAATATTGAACCAGCCATCACCGCAATCAAAGCCCCAACACATTGCAGTCTCGGTCATAGGCTTGTCACGGTTTACCATCATCTTTGGATAGACCTTACATAGGTATTCATCTAGTTCTTGTCTCATACAATTTTACCTAGTCCGTTGTAAATCAGTTGATCCAATTCTGCTTGATAATCTTGACCTTGCCTACGCTTGAGCCAAATAGCTGTAAGCAATTCTCGGCCATCGCCAGTAGCCCCAACTGCTAGCCCACGATTCTCCATTTCTTCCAAAATGTCATCGTCATCGAAATCATTCAAGTCAACATCGATTTCAACTTCTTTATAAACTGTAGTATATCTGCTCATTTTAATAAGTTTCCTTTACAATTTCAAATTCGTCTTCAGGCCATTTGGTTTTGAATTCATCGCTGTTAACATATTCGTTGTATGATTTTGCATCAAAGAACACTTTGGTAAATTCTGTTTTGAATGAACCTTTTTTGTTTATTGTTAGATAAACTGACTTTGCTTTACCTGCCATTATTGTGCCGCTTTCACATAGTTAAGTCTGGTTTCATCATTCTGATGTTTCCAGTGTTTGCTGTTATCTTTTACCTTGGCTTTTACTACAACACAAGGGCCTCTTTTAAGTTCTACTTGGCTCATCCAACTAGCCATTTTGTTGTTTATTATAGCACAGATATTCCATCCTTCAAAGTTCTTTGACTTAATTACTTCCAGGATCTCACAATCTAAATCTGCCAAACGATCTCCCGGTTTGCCCAGGAAACCTTCATCAACTGCTCTTGCGGCTTTTTTAACTTCATTGTGAATAGCATCCCTGGCCTGTACGCTAGGCAAACAAGCTACCCAACCAAATTCATTTTCTTTTACTGTATCACTACCAAGGATCGAATTGATTTTGGTAAGGAATTCATTTTCGCCGTCAATGGCCGCAAACAACAATCTCTTGTAATACTTTCGAATTTCTTCTGCCCGAGCAACATCTTCCGGTTCAACTTTAAGTGCCTTAGTATCGGGGATAATCATCTTGTCATCCAAAGTGTAAAGCATTAGAACTTTGTTTGGATACTTAGTGTACATGAAGACTCCATCATTGGCATAGACTGCTTCTTGTTCTTTAAGGTACGCACCGTTAGCACGTTGCGCGGCGCAGGCCAATTCTAATATTTGTTGTGTAGGAAACTCTTTCATGTCGCTCTCTACTTGAGTTAATATACAAGTATTTTATATGAAAATGTATCTCTTGTCAATCGTATCCAAATGCAGGTATATCTTTTTGGCTAACTTTTTAGTTACTGAGTTTAACCCAAAATAGTCCATATAAGCACGAAGGGTTGGGCTAGAGTATACTGCTCCTGTACGCATTTTACTCATAATACTAATTCTTGTTAGATTGCGTTTGACTCGGTATGTATCCATTACCCTTAACAATTCTAGACTGATACTTAATGCATAAGCATCTAATTCATCGTAGTCTGCCAAATATTCATCGTATGGACTGATTGCTGTAGCACCTTGCATGCTATAATCTCTGCGCATACTTTGATATTGGTGTCTAAATTCATGAACAGTGGCATCAAAAATTTCTGTAAGGAATAGTGTAATTTGGTGCTGGCCAAATTCTTCAGTGCCGATTAAATTATGATGTACGACAACTTCTATTGGTGTCTCGGAGTTATAGTCGTTCTCGCTGTCATAGTATGCCATAACATACCATTTATCTACATCTAAATCTTTTTCACGTTTGGTTTTGATTGCAATATCAAAATTGTGTCTTTTGAATATCTTGCGAGTTTTGTTTATTAATTTTTTGAAAGTAGTTTGATCAGGAATTGTTTCTCGAACTTCTTTACAAACATTATATACACGTTCGAGAATTATATTCATATTATAACCTAAATACTATTCGACCTTTTGATAAATCATATGGGCTGATTTCCAACTTAACATTGTCGCCTAAAATGATCCTGATTTTGTGTTGTTTCAATTTGCCGCCCATGTAACACAACAATGGGTTTGGCATATTTTCTACACGCACTCTAAACATACTACCTGGTAGGACTTCTTCAACAGATCCTACTAATTCAATTACATCCTCTTTTTTACTCATCTTTTACTTTTGTAAGGCTCCATGAGCCGTCTCCATTATCTTCCCAATTAAGTGTGTCGCCTTCTTTCCAGCCGGCTTGTTCTAAAAAATCTTCAGGAAACGGAAGAATACATTCGCCAGTTTCTGGATCTTCTTCTACGGTTATAGTCCAATTAGTTTTCATAATATTATTTACACTTTTATTCATTGTCTTCCCAAGGAACAGGAAACCATCCCAAACGATTAAGGTCGGATAGTATTTCATCTGTAACTTCGCCTTCGGAAACATATCCGTTTTTGGCAAAGTACTCGTCATCCTCTTTACCGTCCAAACTCAAACCGCCCCTAATACCAGAACAGTAGTAGTCCATGTAGTCCTCGCCCTTGCCTCTCCAATCGGCAACTAGCCCTCCAGCACTGCGCCAGCTACAACTCCAAAGGTCCTTTTTGTCATCTTGTCGTAATGCTGGTACTAGTTCTCTAGGGCACCAACGCATATTACAAAATGCCGCGTAGACATTTTGAGCATAGTCATCGCGAGTACGGATCTTGTTTAAGATTTCGTCATCGCGCCAAATGTCTTCTTCTAAATCTCTCATTCGTGAAACTTTCCTTGAAAACAATGTCTGACTTCGTGTCCAATGTTCCAATAGTTTGTTGTCTTAGCTGTAATTATAAGACAAGTATTTTGTTTGTCAACCTTGTCTCGAAAACTGCAAGCATCCATGACACGCTTTCCTATTTCAAATGGTTTGAAACCTCTCCGAACATTTTCGGCATCACACTCCTCTTTTACATTATTTACAGTACGCCATGTAATGGTTGTATTATCGGTAAAGTTTTTTTCGTTAGTAAATTGATCGTAAGGAGTTTCTGCCCATGCATTAGATATAAACAATAATAGTACAAGTGCCTTTTTCATTTTCTTTGCCTTAAATTGGTGCAGACGGGAAGATTCGAACTTCCAAAGTCACCCTAAGGGCAAGACCCGTTCCCTCCGTTCAGCTGGGGGTAGCTTACTAGGAGGAGGTTTACCAGTTACACTCACGTCTGCCAATTAATTATACTATCACTTGTAAATACTGTCAATGAATTTCTCTAATATACCTTTTGCAAAAATACAACAGTTTGGGCAACAAACTATGTTAGACCGTCCATTATTTAACATAAGTTGGATACTAGGACGTTTTTGTAATTATAAATGTAGTTATTGTTGGCCTTATGCTAGGACTGACAAACCAGATCACCAACCGCTTGAAGTATATAAATCTACTGTAGACGAGATTAAGCGTCAAGCACGAGCCAATGGGTTTAACCAGTTCCATTGGTCGTTCAGCGGTGGTGAACCAACTGCATACAAATATTTGCTAGATTTAATTAAACATTTAGACGATGGCGCCTTAACTCCTTACCAAACTGTGCATATGACTACTAATCTAAGTCCTAGCTTAACATGGTGGCGTAGTTGGCACTATGCAACTGAAATGTTGCAACGCAGGAGTATTACAGCCAGTTATCACGCTGAACATGCTAAAGAACAAGAGTTTGGTGATAAGTGTCTACAGTTAATGTATGATCTAGTTCACGTTACTATTAATCAAGTAATGGTTCCAGAACAGTTTTATGAAACACTAGAACGCTGTGAACGCTTTAGAGCAAGAGGAATTAATGTAACACTCAAACCACAAAGCAATGAAAGTGCTACTGCTATTGTAAATGGCTACACACCCGAGATGATTAGTATAATGCAAAATGATTTTGAGCAACAAGAAGGCTACCAAATTAGATTAACCGACGGAGAGCAAGATTATTTTATTGATCAAGCGGAACGGTTCAATGCTTTAGGTTTTAATCAGTTTGCCGGATGGACTTGCAATAGTGGATATCAAAGTGTTATAATAAGAGGTAATGAAGTTAAACGAGCATACTCTTGTAGAGAAGACTCGTTGGGCACAATAGAAAAATTTACTTTGTTTTCATCTCCTAAATTATGTACTACAGAGAGGTGCGTTAGTAGTGCAGATAGCAAAATACCAAAATGTATAAATTTGAAGATATAAAAGATGTACACTTAGAAGTGACAACCAAGTGCCAAGCAAGGTGCCCTATGTGCCCACGGCGTATTAATGGAGGAACCTTGAATCCGTTGATGTCATTAGTTGAAATAGATTTAGATACATTTCAAAAATGGTTCAGCGAAGATTTTATCTGCCAACTTGACAGTTTGTTCATGTGTGGCAACTTAGGAGATCCCATCATTGCGCAGGATTCTTTAGAAATCATGCGTTATTTAAAAGCAGTCAATCCTAATATAAGATTAAGCATGCATACCAATGGTGGTGCTAGAAGTATTCAGTGGTGGGAAGCATTGGCTGTTACCGGTACTAGAGTCGTATTTGGTATCGATGGGTTGGCAGATACACATTCATTATACAGAATTAATACGGACTGGAACAAGATTATAGAAAACGCCCAGGCATTTATTAATGCTGGCGGATATGCAGAATGGCACATGTTGGTATTCAAACACAATGAACATCAAGTTGAAGAATGTCGTAGTATGGCTGAACGATTAAAATTTAAATCATTTCAGGTTAAGCATACAACAAGATTTACTGACGTTAAATTTCCTGTATTAGACGATACGGGTAAAACCATTTACAATTTATATCCATCTAGTAAAACAGAAGAAATGTTACCGCAAATATTAACTTATGCTAGAGATTTGCCAATGTCGCAGATTGATGCTAATTGTACAATCAACTGTAAAGCAGTTAAATGGAAACAAATCTATGTTGCGGCATCGGGGAATGTTGGACCATGCTGTTGGATGGATTTTAAAGAAAAATTACACAAACAAAATACACGTATTGACTACATGGATAAGATAGGAGTGTTTCCTAATCTACATGAACAATCGTTAAAAGACATTTTTAATTCTGGATACTTTGATATGATTGCAAATACTTGGGATAATGATCCTGTATTTGAATGTGCTAAACAATGCGGTAAGTTTGATAAATCAGGAGCTCAGTTTGAACATTGATACAGAACACCTACACTATTGGATGAACGCTATACGACAAAGTCCTAACCCTATGCGGACCTTGGACGCATTCTGGTCTGGTCAAATCAAAAGCAAAGAATGGTTAATTGAGAACTTGAAACCGTTTGTTAATGATCATGTTGATATTGAAATCTATGGCGGATGGGTTGGAACATTATCTAGTATGCTGTTTCAAAGCGATATTCCGATTAAGCAAATATTAAGTATTGATATCGATCCTAGTTGTGAACCTATTGCACACATGATGAATAAAAAAGAAGAAATGGAAGGTAGGTTTAAGGCAATTACGGAGGATATGATCACTATGTCTTCGGCCAGTGATATCGTTATCAATACTAGTTGCGAACATCTAACACAACCCCAATACGATTTGTGGTCAAGTAAAATGAAAGGATTACTGGTATTACAAGGGAATAACTATCAAATACCAGAACATGTCAGACCTTCTGAAAATTTAGAAGATTTTAAAAAGCAATGTCGCATGAAATTTGTGTTATGGGAAGGTGAATTAGAAACTCCTATGTATACTCGTTATATGATAATAGGACGCAAATAATGTTTAAATTTACAGACCTCAAAAGTGTACACATAGAAATTACCAATCGATGCCAAGCATCTTGCCCTATGTGTCCTAGAAATATACATGGCGGTATAGAAAATCCAATTCTTCCTATTAATGAATGGTCCTTTGATGATTTTGTTAAAATATTTCCTAAAGATGTTTTATCGCAACTTAGGACAATTAATTTTTGTGGAAACTTTGGCGATCCATTAATGAATAATGATCTTATCTACATGTGCAAGTATGTTAAAGATAATGCACCTGATATTGAAATACTACTAAACACTAACGGTAGTTTGCGTTCTACTGCTTGGTGGAAAAAATTAGCTAGTGTATTACCTGAAAATCATAGAGTAGTATTTGCATTAGATGGACTAGAAGATACTCATAGCATTTATAGGGTAGGAACTAATTTTAATTTAATTTTAAAAAATGCTAGAACATTTATCAATGCAGGTGGCATTGCTGAATGGGTGTTTATTAGGTTCAAACATAACGAGCATCAAGTTAATGATGCAGAAGTATTATCTAATGAGTTAGGGTTTAAACGATTCAGTGTTAAGAATAGTAGAAGACACGCTCGCCCATTTCCAGTAGTTGATAATCAAGGTAAATTTTTATACAACCTTGAACAACCATCGGATAGTGAAGTTAAATTTGTAAGCAAATCTTCTATTCAAGGACATCGGAATTGGCCTAATGCTGATAAAATAAATTGTATGGCTATTAATGACAAAGAGTTGTATATCGATGCACACTACCAATTAAGCCCTTGTTGCATGATTGGCGCATTTCTTTACACAAACTATGATGTCGAACTGTTAAAATCCTACAATTTGTTCCAGGAAGATTCGGTTGTTGAAGAAGGCGAATTAGTACGACAGCAAATATTAGGATTTCCAAGATTAAATGTTTTAGAAATGGGGTTAAAAACAATTATAGAAACGGATGCTTGGCAAACAATGTGGCAACAAAAATGGAAGGACAAGTCTAGTTCAACTTGCATAATAATGTGTGGACCGCATAGTCCTTTTATAAAAATAGATGAACAAAAATTTAAGATAGCAGATAATGAATAAAGTATTTTGGTTACAACCGGAAGAAACACAATTAGGTAATTGGCAACAACAAATTACTGAAGTGTCGGGTAGTCCTAGTTTTTGTGTCTTACCATGGATACATTTAGCAACGCGACCAAATGGCGACATGCGTATATGTTGTGTTGCTAATGCATCAGGAGCTGATACCGGTGATTATACTGTTGGGTTAGTTAAAATGGAAGACGGCAAGCCTGCTAACTTTTCACATGACTTGCCCACCGAAGCATTCAACAATGACTATATGAAGTCAGTTCGTAAAACTATGTTAGCAGGTGAAGTGCCTGCTAGTTGTGTTAAATGTTATGAAGAAGAAGCAGAAGGCATTGCTAGCAAGCGTATTTGGGAAACTGGTACATGGTACTTAAATGAAAAAATTGACATTAAAGAGTTAATTGCTGAAACAGAATTAGATGGATCTGTTCCTTATAAATTACAGTACTTAGATCTGCGTTTAGGACACACTTGTAATTTAAAGTGTATTATGTGTAGTCCACACGATAGTAGTATGTGGGTACCAGAACATAAAAAAGTATTCCCTATTTTTACCAGTCCATTAATTAAAAAACAAATGAGTTGGGAATCGAGCGAATTTAATAATAACTGGCATGAAAATCCTGCATTCTGGGAAGAAGTATATGATCAAATTCCTAATATTAAACAATTGTACTTTGCTGGTGGAGAACCTTTATTAATTAAAGAACACAAGGTATTTTTATTAGAAATTATTAAACGTGGTTATGCTAAACAAATTAGTTTACGTTACAATACTAACGGCATCTTAGTTAACGATGAAATTATTGATATATGGAGTCAGTTCCGCAAAGTCAAGGTAGGTGTTAGTTTAGATGGAATCGGCCCGCAAGGCGAGTATATACGTTATCCGTTAGACTGGCGAACTGTGGAAGACAACTTAATTAAGTTAGATAACGCACCTGATAATATACAGACTAATATTGCCATGGCCGTACAAATTTTAAACATTATGCACGTTCCTGATTTTATAAAATGGAAAGTGGGTATGAACTTTAAGAAGATTAATTTTGATAAAAATGCCGCAGGTCATGTTATGGGTGGTGGGTTAGTCGGCGTACATCTACTTTGGATCCCTACATGGCTGAGTCTTCGTGTATTACCTAAAAAAGACAAACTAGAAGTTAGAAGATTGTTTGGCGATTTACAGGAATGGTTATGGAAACACTATACTCAGGACAAAGAGTTCTGGGAAACTAACCCGTATGGCTGGAAACGTTGGGAAGGTATACTAGATTGGATGGACAAAGAAGATCATACAAACTTGCTACCAGATTTTAAAGATTACATTATTACAATGGACAAACAGCGTAAGACTAATTTTTCTACTACTTTTCCTGAGCTGGCACATTTAATATGAAACAAATAGTTTCAATTGTATCTACGCAACCTAAAGACCATCTTAACATAGGCTGGGCAACTAGTAACATTTGTAATTTTAAATGTAGGTATTGTTTTCCAGGATCAAACGAAGGAGATGCACCTAATCCTAAAAATGTCGATTTAATAGTTAACAACATCACACACTTGATCAATCATTACAGAACAACACTAGATAAGAAATTTTTTCACTTAACTGTACTAGGTGGAGAGCCTACAGTATGGAAGGACTTTGGTAACTTTTTAGAAAAAATTAAATTAGTAGATGGCGTGTATGTATCAATACTATCTAATGGTAGCAGAACCTTGCGTTGGTGGAGAGAATATGGTGGGTTGATTGACAACTTAACTTTGAGCCTGCACGTTAGTCAAGCAGATCTTGACCACTCTATTCAAGTTGCAGATATTGTCTACGGTCTTGGTAAGAAAGTTACAGTACAAGTATTAATGGATACAGACTGTTGGGATCAGTGTGTAGAGGCTATTGACTACTTGAAAAAAAATAGTCGGTATCCTTGGATGATTGAAACTAAACCTGTTGTACATTCAACTGTTGAATATACACCTATACAAACAGAGTACCTAAAATCTAGTTTAAAGAGGTATCCAACTTTTACATGGTTGCTTAAAAATATCCGTTATTTGTTTAATGGGCATATAAGACTTTATAGAAGTATTGCCAAGTTTAACGACGGTACAAAATTAAAAGCTAAACCCTCTACTTACATATTATCAGGCAATACAAAATTTAAAGGATGGAGTTGTGATATTGGTATAGAAAGTATTTTAATCGATCAATACGGTAATATAAATGGATCTTGCGGACAAACATTATTCAATACTAACATATTGGATAATAATTTTATATCAAAATTTAACCCTCATTTAGGTGCTACTATATGTAATATGGATGCTTGTATTTGTTTACCCGCAACACATGCATCAAAGTTTGATTTTGGTCAAGGGAATATCAGCCGCACAAGTGCAGAAGTTCCTATCACATTCGATAGGATTAGAAGGAACCAAAAAACTTCCGGTATAGATATTTCCTAAACTACCTCCTACCCGGCAAGTAGCACGATGCACATCGCCGTCCCAATTGATCATTAGGCTTTCTATACCAGAATTACAACTCCATCCTTTAAATTGATTTTGATGGTTCTTGATCATATCATTAGCATGGTACATCACGGTGTCTACTTTATCTAACCAAACTACTGTATTTGCTCCTACTGTAGATTCCATAGCTTTAATAAATTCTAAGTCTGTAGTATTATAACGCATGTCATCGAATAAATCATGATCGCCTTTAGTCCAGCGTATACGACGGACAGTATTAGGAATATTTCCTAATTGGCATTTAGCTCGTAGTTGCATAGCGGCAGGCATATAATCGTGATGGGCCATAATTTGTGCTATAACTTTAACCGTCTCTAGTTTATGGATGCTTTCGACGGTATTGAATACACGTTTCCAATCATACTCTAAATGTATACTAAACACATATTGGTCTACAGGAAGACCAATATAAAATTCATATGGGCGAGTCCCATTAGTTGTTACACTAATCCAACTTATACCAACATGCTTACAATATTTTACTAACTCGTCAAATTTAGGATGTACGCAAGGCTCACCTCCTGTAAAACTTAAACGCACAGGTTTGCCTAATAGCACTAATTGATCAACACAAGATTTTAAAATTTCTATATCTGTATGTGTGCTAGTATTGTCATGTATTTCACTAGGGCAATAACTACAGTCATAGTTACAACGCTTGCCAAGATTCCATTCAATCTTGATTGTATTCTGATGGGGGTATCGACTGGTTACTTTAATCATAATCTGTTCGGAGGTTGTCGATAAGGCTTTTCAAAGTCTCCAAATATTTTTAGTTGCCATTGTTTTGTTAATTCTCTAACACTATCACTCAACGTGTTATTAGGCCATACCCAATCTAAAAATTTTAATGCTTCCTCGGGGGTAGGGTGTAAGTCGTTATCAGGTACCACTCTTGACTCAATACGACCATCATTAAACCATTTATAAGTAGCATCTACATTAGTAAATACATCTTGATATAATTCGATCACATCGCGATCATCGAAAAATTCAGCAATAGCACCGCCTTGATAAACTTCTTGGCTTGTTTTCTTCCACAGTTGTAGTAGAGATTCTTTATCTTCAGATTTCTTAAAAGGTTCTCTTAACTCTTCGCTATTAAAAAACTCATACCAAGTAAAGTTTGCCCAATCGCATTTTTTGTTTTTTAGTATAGTTTGAATGGCTTTCATGTACGCTAAATCTCTTATTAAGAAGCCTCTAGTATCTGTACCATATTTTTTTACCCAATCTTTACCGTATATGCGTTCTTGTCCAGAAGATGAAGCAATTAACCATTCGTTGTTAGAATATCTATCTTCTCGTTCCTTTGGACTCCAAAATATAATAACTAAATCATTTTTGTCAAAGTTATATCTAGTATCGGCTTCTATAACACTATTAAAAATATAATGGTTGCCTGCACCTGGCTGACCCCAGTTCTCGTAATGCTCGATGTCATGGCCGATGATATCTGCCCATGTCAGCCATTTGTAATTAGTAAAACTACATCCAAAGGCAAAGAAGCGTTTATATTTTGCAGGATCAAGATTTTTTAGTTTCATACATAATTCCTAAACTCTGGAGTTACATCTGTAAAACTTTGTTTGCGGGTGACATCCAACCTACGATTAAATTCTACACAATCTTGCCACTTATCGCTTTGATCTCTAGCTTCTAAGTAATTGATATTGTCTTGTATCTGCCCAAGTGTATATTCTAATAGTTGAGGGTATTGCTTAACCATAACAAAGTCTTTAACTCGTAAGCTAACTGATTGTAATCTCTTAATTGCCAAGGCACGCAGTTCAAATGGTAACACTTGTGCAGATAATACTTTAGGGTATTCAACACGATGAGTATGGAATACAATTCCAAGGTCATTTAAAAAGTATTCAATTATCTTGTCTAAAATTAAGACATTACTAACCTGTACAGTAACGGCACCTACAATACGACTAATGTTTGAGATAGTCTGTATCTGTTTGACATTGTTAATCAACTCTGCCCAGCTAGCATTACCACGGATATATTCGTAACTAGCACCCATACCATCTATACTTACATTAACAGCAACACTTTTAAATTTAGGCCAATACTCCCAAACTGTTCTATTGCTCTTGCCCAGCATACTTAGATTAGTAGCATACTTGATTTCAATCTGATGCCCATATGGTGCAAGCATATCTAAAATGCGATAGTGCTGAGGATCCATTAAGGGTTCACCGCCTGCAAATTCTACACGTCGGAAATAAGGTAAGTTTTTTTCTAAACTAGCCCACCATTCTGGATTATCCTGGAATTTGTCAAGGAATGGTTTATTTTCTAAATTATGATCTTCTACAATAGCATACATGATGTTATTTTCTTTCTTGTAGAAATCTTTAATTTCTCCCCAATCATTCCAACTGGTACTGTCCATAGGATGGCACATGCGACATTTAAGGTTACATAAATTATTAAGTTTGAGTTCCATGGTAGGAATTTCAAAAGGCATTGTAAAATCGCTATTCATAGATTCTACAGCACGTGGATACAGTTTAATTCTAGCCTCGGGTATTTTCCCAGCAACATGACGTTGTCTAAGGCTTTCTACTCCTTGATCTTCTAGACTAAAACAAGGTTCACACTCAGGTGGCTTGTAGC